CATATCAAGGCCTTGCTCGCGCTCAGACAGGTGTTGGTCTTGGGCCATCCCTTCGATGCGCTGCAAAATTTCTTCGGCCCGGGTGAGTGTTAACCGGCGGTTTGCGGTTTCAGTTTTCACCTTTTCTTCGTTGAGGGTGGCTTGCGACTGTTTGAGTGCGGCACTGGCCGCAACGTCCGCCGCCTGGGCGCGTTGCATTTCCATTTCCACGGCAAGCGCCATGCGCTGCGCCTGCTGCTGCTCTGATTGCGCGGCGCGTTCTTCCTCGCTCATGTCCTCGGGGTTGGTGTTCACGCCGATCGCTGACTGGATTTTCTTAATCAGTTCTTCTTTGCGCGGCAGCTCGGATAATTCCAGAATTTCGCCCAGCAAAATCAACTTGATGTTATCCGGCACCGTCTGCGCCACCTGCATCAGGCGGTCCAGCAACTGAGCACGGTAGCCCGGCGATTGGGTGATATCAGCCAGCACGACCCGCCGGTTCACCATGCTGACGGTATTGGTCAGCTCGCCATGTTCGCCCCGCTGGTTCAGCATGAGCGTTTCCGTTTTTCGCATCGGATTTGAGGCAAACACTTTGACTTGCTTTGGCTCTGTGCCTAAGTCCTGCACAATCATGTGCAACATCAGGTTGCCCACTTGTGAGCGGGCAAACCGGTAGTTGTCGTACATTTCCGTCAGCGTGATTTGGCCTTGCTCGATCAGGCTGTTAATCGCAATGCCGCTACTGGCGTTGCTGTTTTGGCCCAGCATGGCGCTGTAAACCCCTGAGACAGACTGCAGCTGTTGTTCAGAATCTTTCATCACGTTGAATTGCTGCGCCGCAATGTTTATTTCGTTCTGAATACTAAAGGCGCTGCTGTCACGGTTTTTACGCTCCGGATTGAGCTTAATCACGCCATCGACGCGGGCGACTTGCTCATGCAGCTCTCGTGGCGTCATGTTGGTGGCGTCGTCGTCCATGATGACGCGGCGGGCTTTGAGCAGCCAGGTCAGCATCGAGCGGCGGAAATTCACTTCATCCTGCGGGCCTAACATGCCGCGAATAAGGCCATACGGGATACGGCTTCGGCCTTCGCGGTAGCCAAAAAATGGGACCACCGGGAATTGGTCATGCGGATACGGGCTAAATCCATCATGCAGCAAATGCGGTCCCATAAAGACAGCGCGGTGCATCCGCTGGTAAATACAGGTCCGCACCGTGACAAAGCCGCCTTTGGCCAACTCTATGTGCATCGGGTTATGCGGATTGAACAAGGTCCGCATCCCGTCTGGTGATTCCATGACTTGGCCCCGGGCGGGTTTGCGGTAATAGATATCAAAGAAGCGACAACGACGGCGACTGCCATCTACCCACTGTTCAGGGGTTAAACGGGTCACTTTCTGTTGCTGCCAACCGGCCACTAAATCACTGTCATACCCGTTCACATCATCATTATTTGACGGTTCGTCAAACGGATAACCGGTTAAGCTGGCGCGCAATAGCTTTTTGGCTTTGGGGTGGACCAGCTCGGCCTGATCTTCATCAAACCAGCGTTCGATAACCATGTAGCGCGCATCGCGTAAATCCGGCCGGGTTGATTTCCAATCCCAATGCACATGCTGGTAATCGAGTTCGTCCACCAAATACGGATCAGCAAACGGGTCATCGTTACGCCGCACTTCGGCAAAGCCAGCGCCCAGTTTGACTTGCTTGGCAAACGCATCACTGATGGCCCGGTCCGCATTGGTCAGCCGGGCCGCTTCGTTGAGTTTTTCGTTTAAAAACTCGTTCATCAACGCGCCTTCGTCATCATCAGCGCGGACCTGCCAATCGGTACGGGTCTTGGCTTCCATCCCAAGCACGCCGTTAATCGTGGGCGCGATCAGGTTATTGATAATGGTCGGCTGGCCACGACGCTCCATTTCCAGCTGCACATCTGGCTTTAACTGGCGCCCTTCGTAATAGGCCTCACAAACAATCGCTTCTTCGCGCCAGGTGGGCTGTGTCGAAATATCACTGAGGATTGTTTCAATAAAAGATGCCGTCGCTTCGCTCATAGCATCCAGCTCCGGACCGGTGCGGGACGGTCGTCATATTGTTTTTTGCGGCGCGGCATACGGGCGTTCATCTCCAGTGCGATGGCATAGCTCATAACGCAATCATCAAAACAGCCGTCCCGCGCACCCATGGCCCCTTTGGGGTCATAGACGTAGGTCAGACACTGATCGATGGTATGGGCGCAGAGAATGCCGGTGTTTTCTTCAATGATTTGACTGCCCAAGTTGCCGATGATTATGGGCTTGGTCTTGAGCGTGGTGAGCCAGCCCACCTTATCGGTGGCCCGCTCGGTGTGTTCTTCAAATTCTTCCTGCCGGTAGAGGTTCGGATAATTCAGCTCTTTGAGCTTTTGCATCACGGCATGACCGTGGTTGTTGCGCTCCGGACCTAAAAAGGCGTTGTTAAAGTAGCGACCGACACGGTTGAGCAAATACGCAAATGTGCTGGGGTCTAGCTTGCCGTGGTAGTGGCCGACCTGTACGCCTTGCTCGTTGTGAATATCAATGCTGCAGTAATCGCCCTTTTCCAGTCCCTCGGCCACGTCAGCGCCGATGGAATACAGACTGCCTTCAATGGGTTCGGCCCATAACTGCAACAGGCCTGACACGCTATCAAAGGTGTAGGTCGTTGGGTTTTGCGGATCGTCTACTTCCAAGTCAAACTGGTTGGCTTCATCGAGTAGCTTGTCGTTGTGCCGGTCATAGCGCAGCAACTTAATCGGCAAGCGGCAACGCGCTTTGGCGGCCAACAGCGCCGGTATTTCAAAGACAGGCCGACCAGATGCAAGGAATGCCTCATGCACATGGCTTGGGTATTCCTGCTTAAACAGCTCTGAGCTTTTCAGCTCGCGGATCTTGGCTCGCCGCCAGGCTAACTGGCCGTCAGTGAGTTCATGGCAAAACTCTTTGCCGTCGGGATGGTTGGCAACCAGCGCGGCTAACTCAACTTCTTCCCTCGTTCTGACAAAATCAGTGCTCGCTTTAGTGCTGTAGCCCGGCTCCCAGTACCACGGCGAGAAAATCAGGATAAACTCGCCATCCCCGCGATAGGCGTCCATCACGTAGTCATAGAAAGCGCCACCAACACCGTTGGCCGTGCTTTCTAAGATGATCTCAGTTCCGGCTTCGCCCGGTACCGCTTGCATAACCCCCGCAAGGATTTGATCGGCCGACGGCCAAAACGCCACTTCTGAGCCGTGAAACAGCTGCGCGGTAAAGCCCCGGCCTGAGCTTGGGTTTTTTGCGGTACCCAACTCATAAGAGCTTTGCAGCGCGCCAAACTTCATACCTAGCTTAGCGTTATCGGAATCCTTGGTCGGCTTTAGAAAATCCGGCACATTGTCATGGTAACGCTGCACCATTTCGTACAGCTTGCCGGTGGTCTTGCTCTCATGTGACAGAATGTAGGTACTGTAACCAATGGTTTCTGTCGTGATCTTATAAAAGCGCGCACCGATGTAGGTACTAAAGCCCTGCTGCCGCCCTTTGATGACCACAGCACGCACCTTACCGGTACGGCGCTTTTGTTCATCAATCTTTTTTTGGGCGTAGAGCTGCGCTTTATTGAGGACAAACGGGGCGACCATCCCGCGCTTGGTCCGTATTTTCAAAAACTTGTCGGCAAACCACTCAAAAACGGCGCTGCGGATGGTCTTTATTCGCCGCTTCGCCGCTTCATCGGTAATGCGCATTACTCGGTGTCGTCAGCCTCTTGCGGCTGGTGCGCGGCGGCTTCTTCAGCCAATTCGCGCAAGATGGCATCCGGATCTGGTCCGGTATCGCCTGCATCTTTCAGCCCCCACACTTTGCGCTGTTCTTCAAAGAACTCGCTAAAAGTGGACATTAGCTGCCGAGCTTCAGCAATGCTTTTGCCAAGTGCCTTGGGCGCTATCCGATAGCCGGTGTCGCTGTCAGGATCGACCGCTGATACCACGTTCTCGCCCACTTGCTGGCTAAACTGGTCGTTGATTTTTTCCATCGATACGCCGAATTTACTGAGCAGCGTTTGCTGTGCGGTGATGATGGCCACGTTGACAGCCACGCGATCAGCAATGGCCTTTTCTTCATCGTTTAGGGGCTTATCGGTGTCAAGGCCAAGTGTGGCCTTTTGCACGGCGATGTTGGTGCGGCGCATGACTTCATCGGATAAGTCGCGCTCCCAGCCTCGTTTTTTAATCCAGTTGCGCAGCGTATTGGCCGGGACGCGCATTTGGCGGGCGCAGTCGCTGACATTGAGCACGGCCGGCATCGAGCGGTACAGCAGGTGGAACCCCTCGATCTGCTTCTCGGAATACTTAGACATTGCCACCCTTGTCCGTTAAGCATTTCTGCTCGATCACATCGAGCTGCTTGCCCTGCAGACAAGCCAGCACATCGCGCACTGTCTGCTTGGTGACGGTGTTGGTGGCTTTGGCTTCTAAGTTTTCCAAGCCATAAATCACCAACCGCGTCATAAAACGCTCAACCAGCAGTTGCCAGGTAATTTTACGCAGCAACATCAGGCCGGTTTCTTTCAACAGTTTGACTACGACAGGTCCCAAAGTTTGGTCCTCCCAAGGTCCAATGCAGCTACAGCAGCTGCCTTTTTGATGTACCCCTCGACCGTGCCTTTGGCGTTCGGGTCAAAGGAGTTGTAAAACTTTTTCCAGTACGCGGCCCGGCCTTCGAGTGTGACGGGGATAGTTTCGGTGATCACGGCATATCGCAGACGGCAGAACAGCGCGCACAGCAGCGGGTTATTGCGCAGCT